TAAGTGTGTATCAAGAACCAACAGTAGACCTTCAGCAAGGCGACTTGTTAAGAATAAGTGAATATGGTGCCGGCGGTTGGGCTGTGTTTGAAAGACAAGAAGGTGAACCTAATGGTATACTGCTTTCAAACTATGTTTTAGTTGGTAGAGAAAGAGGAACTATTGAACTTTTAGACACACTATGGAATACAAGAACAAGTGGTATTGGCTTTGATATTGTTGATAGTTTTGATGCAGGATTATATGACAAAGAAGTTGCAATTGAATTAAGAAATATTCTTACAGCAATTAAAGAAGAAGTATTTGTAGGAGATTATGCAGCAGAATGGAACAAACTATTCTTTACAAGCATAAGATATGTATTCAACGAACAGACTTATGTTGACTGGGCATTCAAAACAAGTTTTATAAATGCTGTACACAATGTTGGCGCATTTAAAACAACACCTACATATAAAAATGACAGTCTAACTGCTTACTTAGATTATATTAATGAAATTAAACCTTACAGAACAACAGTAAAAGAGTTTGTAAGTAAGTATAATCAATTAGAAACAAGTTACACTTCAACTACAGACTTTGATTTGCCTCCGGTATACAGCATTAAAGAAGGTAAAATTATTAATGTTGACGAAAACAATGAACTTATAAACACATATCCTTACACACAGTGGCGTGATAACAAAGGATTTGGTATTACTGATATACAAGTTAGTAATCCTGGTGCAGGTTACACTGGCATTCCAAGTGTTCTTATTGATGGAAATGGTTCAGGTGCAAAAGCAACAGCATATGTTTCTAATGGCAAAGTAAGTGGTATTGTTGTTAACGAACAAGGCAGTGGTTATACACTTACACCAACAATTACTATTGTAGGTGGTAATGGTAGCAATAACAATGATGCAAAAGCAGTTGCTATTTTAGGTAACGGCAAAGTAAGAACAAACAATGTTACAGTGAAATTTGACAGATTGTCTAAAGATGGCAAGTTTTCAAACTTTGATTTTGTGCAAACATTTACAGCATCAGGTGCAAGTTCAGTGTTTGAACTATTATATCCTGCAACTGTAAACAAAAACAATATTGACATACTAAAAGACGGACAAGTTGTACTAGATAACGAATACGCTGTTACACTTTACAGACAGAAAATTGATTTAGAAAATGTACTACGTTGCAGAATTACATTTAAAGAGAATCCTGTACAAGGAAGTATTATAAAAATTACATATGCTAAGAACGATGAGATCTTAGATAGTGTTAACAGAATAGAAAAATATTATAATCCAGGTGTAGGTATGGCAGGTAAAGAACTACATCAGTTAATGACTGGTATAGACTTTGGCGGAGTGCTTGTACAAGGTACAACATTTGATGTTACAGGTGGTTGGGACGCACTTCCTTGGTTTACAGACAGTTGGGACAGTGTTGAAGCAGCAGCAGATCATTATGTTGTGTGTGATGGCAGTACAAACTTTGTAACTTTACCGTATGCACCAATTGAAGGACAGCAAATAAACATTTATTTGAAACGTGCAGGTATCGAACGCCTACCAACTATTGATAATTTACAATATTCAGGAGCAGTTGCTGAACCACCAACACATAGAATAGACGATCCTAACTATGATGATAACTGGGATAGCAGTGTTGCAACTAATCCACACGCTCAAATGCCAACATTTATTGGAGACGGCAGTACTAAAACTATTGAGATAGGGGATTATGTACAAACTAATGACGGTGATATATTAATTTTCCGTCCTTCAAGTTCAGATGGTTCTGTAACTATTAATGATCCAAATCTGGTTGACACAAACCTATCGGGCGGAACGCTGTCCGCTGTTAGCGGCGCTTACGCTACCGCTGCCGGCACAGCCGCAGAAGAAATTAATATTGACGGAAGCGCATTTACTACACCTGACAATGTACCTGCACCAGAAGAGAATATTCCAGGACAAGTACTAGACAGTCTAAGTATTAAAGTGTTCCAAGAAACAGGAAGTGGAGCAGCAACACTAAGCAGTAAGATTAGTATTAGTGACGGTAGCACACTTGTTTATGACATAGGACAAAATGTTTTAGAAAGAAACAGTGTAATTGTTTATGTAGATGGTGTAAAACAAAACTTAGGTGACTATGCAATCAACATAAATGAAAATACACTTGAATTTACATCACCTCCTGCTATTGATTTACCAATTGAAATTTTATCATTCGGTATTGGCGGTGTAGAAATATTAGATTACCAACAGTTTATTGCTGATGGTGAAACAGGATTGTTCTTGACACAAGCAGACTTTAATAGAACAGCAAACATTTATGTAACAGTAAATGGTGTGCAGTATGATGCAGGATTTATTGAAAGTACAGGTGTTGTAGATACCACAGATAAAACATTGGTACAGTTTGGTACAGTGCCAAACAAAAATGATGTGATCAAGATTATTGCACTAGGTGCATCAACAGATTTAGATAGCACTTTATCTAGTGTTGTAAGAGTTAACCAACAAGAAATTATACACGATGGCAGCACAAGAAGTTATGACCTTGATAATTTTGTTCAGTTGAATAGAGAAAGTGCAGCGTCAAGTACTATTGTTGAATTAAACAATAAAAAACTGCGTGGCGTAGACACAGTTTACTTTGTATACGATGGAGTGAATAACAAATTTACAGTTGGTGATGATCCATTAGAATCTGCAGGTTCTGTACTACCTCAAAACGTTAAAGTTTACATTAATGGCGTACAGTCAACTTACATTGATGATTGGGTATACAGTTCAACACAAAAAGAACTTACATATGTTTCTGCACTTAATGTAGGGGACACAATTAAAATTGAAAATGATCTAAGAGCAGAATATTTCTTAGATAACAATAATATTAGAATAAAAGATAGTGTATCATTGACACCGGGTGATTCAATTATTGTAACTTGGTTTGGTGAATATCCTTCAATGTCTATGGTAAGTGATGATTATACTGGTGGCAAAGTTAAATTTAGATTGCCATTCAAACCTGTTAACATAAGTTATGTTTGGGTATACCTAAACGGAACTAGATTGAAGCGTGATATAGATTATACTATTGATATTGACAGACAAAGTTTGTATTTGAAGAATGATACAACAGATGCTGATATTGTATCTATTGTTGCATTTGGTAATAGAACTTACAAGTTACCAAGCGCATACGAAATTAATAAAGATATGCTTAATATCACAAGGTACACAAGATATGCTGCCGATGCAGAAGTAATTCTTACAAAAGACTTATTATATTATGATAAGACTATAACAGTTACTGATGCTTCAGCATTATCAGATCCTATTGTAAGTAAAAATATTCCAGGTGTTGTTATCATTAACAATGAAAGAATTGAATATATGGTTAAAGATGGCAATGTGCTGAAACAATTACGTAGAGGTGCTTACGGAACAGGTATTGCAGACGTACACAACAAAGATTCACTTGTAATTGATGCTGGTACAAACAATACTATTTCATATGCAGACGAACAAGTAAGATATGACTTTGTCAGTGATGGCAGTTCAAACTTAATTGGTCCTCTAGACTTTACTCCTGCTAAAGAAATAGATGCTAATTGGTTTGCAGGTACTATTCCAACAGAATTTGGTAGATGTGATAGTTTAGAAGTGTTTGCCGGAGGCACACGTTTACGTAAAACTAGCCTAAAAATATACGACGAATCGTTAGGTTCTTACAGTCCACAAGCAGATAAGACTCTTGAAGCGGAGTTTGCTGTTGACGGATCAACTAAGTACATACGAATAACAAATCCTGTACCAGCAGGAACAAGGATAAGCATTATAAAAAGGATTGGTAATACTTGGTACGATAGAGGTGCTACAACCGCTACTACAGGCGTTACATTGCTTGAAAATACTACACCAATTAGTACTTTCATAGCAGAGAAGAGTACGAGATTACCTGAATAAATACACTATGAAACACGAAGAGACTGATATGCCAAAACAAACGGAAAATACAAAAGATCCTAAAAACCCTAATGAAGTAGGTGGGTTTAACTTCGAAGGTCACATTAAGATTTTTGATCCAGAAACTGGCGAAGTTTTTGAAGATAAAAGGAATGCGATCCATTACGAAAATATGAGTATTGCAATGGTTAATGCTTTATCTAACCAAGGGCAAGGTACTATTTATGAAATGGCTTTCGGTAGTGGTGGTACAACAGTTGATCCAACAGGATTGATTACATACCTTACACCAAATACAGTTGGCACAAACTCAAGTCTTTATAATCAAACATTTGTGAAAATTGTTGATCAAAATGCGATTGCAAACAGCGATCCAGTTAGAAACAAGATGGAAGTTAGACACATTAGTGGTGCTACTTACAGTGATATTATTGTAAGTTGTTTACTTGACTATGGCGAACCAGATGAGCAAGAAGCATTTGATAACAGCGTAGATATGGACGGCGACTTTGTATTTGACGAGTTAGGTTTAAAATGGTATAATCCAAATGGAACAGGCAAGTTACTTACACACGTTGTTTTCCACCCTATTCAAAAGTCATTAAACAGACTCTTACAAATTGATTACACAATTAGAGTACAGAGTTTAACAGGCTTTACGGAGGTGTAACGGATGCCATATATTGTAAATTTTACAGATAGCGAAAACAAAACACCTATCACGGTATTCGATAACACTTCAAGCCAAGATACAAGTTTAACTTTCCCAGGACGTAATGTAACAGGTTACGGACAAATTATTGCAGAAAACTTTCTTAACTTATTAGAAAATTTTGCAAGTGCTAATCAACCTGTTAATCCAACTGAAGGACAACTTTGGTATGATACTACAAATGGTGTGTTACAGTTATGGGATAATACAAACTGGAAAGCAGCGTCAAACATTCAAAAGTCACCAGTTGCACCTAGTGTAGAGACAAGTAAAGTTGGTGAACTTTGGGTTGACACAACTAATCAGCAGTTAAGAATTTATACAGGCACAAGATGGTTGCTTGTAGGACCACAAGAAAGTTCCATTGACGGTTTAAGATATGGACCAGCAGTTGAAACTATTGCTGACAGTACAAACGCAGATAGAAGTATATTGATATTATACTTAGGCGACATACCGGTCGTTATTGTATCTAAAGATTCATTTACACCTAAAATTGCTATTGCAGGTTTTGATAATATTAAAGCAGGTATTAATATTAGTACTCCTGCTAACGATCAAGAAGCAAGTGAATTTGCAAGTATCTTTTTAGGCGGCAACCTTCCTCGATTAGTTGGTACAGCAGCAAACGCTGATGCACTTAACATTGGTGGAGTAGAAATTGCAGCAGGTAAATTTTTAAGATCAGATCAAGTTAACACAACAGACTTTGGTATCAATGTTAGAAACAATAGTGGTTTAACAATTGGTATTGACGGCAACTTTAATATTAATACTTCAGCAACTGCTGCTAAAATTTATAATAGTGCGTCAGGTAGTTCGGTAGATATTCAAACAAACAGAAATGGTGTACCAACAACAATTTTACGTGTAGCAGATAACAAAGTTGGTATTAACGTTGCTTCACCAGATCAAGAATTAGATGTTGATGGTAATGCACAAATTACAGGTACAATTAGTGTTACAAACGATCAAGAAACAATTAACTTAGAAACAGGTTCAATTGTAACAGCAGGTGGTATTGCAGTAGGTAAAAACTTATTAGTTGGAAATGCATTACAAGTTTCAGGCAATACATTTACAAACAATATTGAACCAGCAGTTACAGATACGCATTTGTTAGGTAGTTTAACAAAACGTTGGAGTAATGTTTACGCTAAAAAAATTATTGCAGACGAAATTGAAGGAACTATTAACGGTAATATTACAGGTAATGCTAACACAGCAACTAACCTTAAAAACGTAACAAGTTTTCAACTTGCAGGAGACGTAATTTCAGATACATTACAGTTTGATGGACAAGTTGGTGCAACAAATAAAATTTTTACAACTGAACTTACATCAAATATTATTCAAGGTAAAGATGAACCTACACCTAACGTTTCAGAAATACGTGATGAGATATTAGTTTATAGAGCAGTATCAGAAACAGGTTCAAGTACAGGTCTTTTAAGACAAAGCAGAAACACATTTATAGGTGACTTAGGTGTTCCAGTTGGAGCAATTATGCCTTTTGCAGGAAACAATGTACCATACGGTTATTTGTTATGTGATGGCGGTGAAGTTGAAAGAGCTAAGTTTCCTGACTTGTTTGATATTATTGGAACAAGATATAACGGAACAGCAGGACTAAATGGTGCAGGAACATATAGAGTGCCTGATTTAAGAGGACGTTTTGCACTAGGTAAACACAATATGGACAACAATATTGATGTTCCTAATGGTACTGGCGGATTTGTTGATAATGGCGGCGGTGAACCTACTCCAGCAAGAGTTGAAGGTACAGCAGCACAAACATTAGGTAGCACTAGTGGACAAAGTACAGTTACACTAGATAAAAACAATTTACCAGAACACGAACATACATTTGTTGTAAACAGTATTCAGTATGCTTCAGTTGCAGTTGGCGGAGCAGCAGTTGGAGATGCAGATTTTGGATTAGGACCAACTACATCTAACGGTGCAGTTTATCAACCAAACACAGGCGGCATTGATGTTGACGGTACGGTTGCATTTAGTCAACCAATTGGTGTAATGAATCCGTTCTTAACAGTAAATTATATTATTAGATCGGGACCACCGAAATTTACAACAACTTAAGGTAGAGAGACTAGATGGCATATCAAATTAATAAAACAGACGGATCGATTGTAGCAACTGTTGCCGATGGTCAGATTGACACTATATCAACTGATATAACTCTTATTGGTAAAAACTATAGTGGGTTTGGTGAATCACTTAACGAAAACTTTATTAAATTACTTGAGAACTTCTCAAGTATTACACAACCAACACAGCCTGTAAGAGGACAGATTTGGTATGATGCATCAGAAGCAAAATTAAAAGTTTATTCAGGAACAGCATTTGTTCCTGTAAGTTCAGCAACTATTGCAGGTATACAACCTGAAACACTCGGTGTTGGCGACTTGTGGTTTAATGACAGTGACAAGCAGTTATATTTTTATGACGGCACTGACACTATTTTATTAGGACCAGATTATTCAGATAGTCAAGGTGTATCCGGCATACGTGTTACAAGCATACTTGATACATTAAACCAAACTCGTGTTATTACAAGTTTGTATAATAACGGTGTGCTATTAGGAATATTTTCAAAAGATACATTTACACCTAAAAATAATATTGAAGGTTATGAAGGAAGTATCATTCCAGGCTTTAATGCAGGAACACTTGCAGGTATTAAATTTGACGTTACAACAACAAACTCAGAAAAACTAAACAACGTTGATGCTAGTTTGTATGTTAGAACAGATACAGCAAACAGTTTACAGAATGCTTTACAAATTGAAAGTGATTTAGGTTTACAGTTTGGTGCTGGTGGACAAGGTGTTATCCAGGTTAGTAATGGTAATGTTCGTATGTCAAACCAGGCTACTGGTAAACAAATTATATTTGACGTTAGATCAGATGCTACTACACAGGAAGAAGCAATATCAATTAATCCAGCAACTAGAACAATCAAGTTGTACGAAAATCAACCTACAAGTACAGTAGAAATTGATGGTAGCGCAGCAATTGGTGGCGACCTAACTATTAAAGGTAGACTTACAATTAATGATGGTGACATTGCTGTAATTAGAGAAACAGAATTAGAAATTGAAGACAAATATATTGTACTAGCACAAACAGGTGATAGTTCAAGTAACACAGATGCTATTGCAGACGGTGGCGGTATTGTTCTTAAAGGAACAACAGATCACGTGTTGATGTGGTCAGACTTAGGACTAGGTGGTACAGCAGAGTATCCTGCACTTGCTGCTCAGTCGTGGACAAGTTCAGAAAACTTTAACCTTGCAACAGGCAAGGTGTTTATGATTGACGGTATTCCTGTATTATCAGGAAATAGTTTAGGTGCTGGTATTACAAGTATTCCAGGTGTTACAGCCTTTGGTACACAAAATGTTATCAATGTTGGACCTGGTGTGCCTCCAACAGCACAATTGAAAATTGAAAACACAAGAATTAGTACACTATCAGGTGCACTAGATCTTGAATTGGAACCACATACTGGAGGAAATGTTGCACTAGTTGGCGCTCCTAAAATTACTGGATTAAGTGATCCTACAATTGCACAGGATGCCTCTACAAAAGAATATGTAGATAATACTGTTGAAACAAGAACAATTCATTTTAGTATGGACTTGTCAGATGGTAAACCAAATAGTTATATTGCAACAAATGTTCTTGCAAACTTAGCACCGCCAAGTGAATATAGAGATGGTACTAATGCAAGAATTCTTTGTACGTTGTTGAGTAACTCAACAACAAGTTTAGATATTAATCCGTTGGTAAACCAATCAACAGCAACATTTAATACTCCGTCAGGTACAGCAGATGCAGTTACTAACGTTTCTGTATCCGCAGCGACAGTTGATGCTCCAAGTGTAACAACTACAAGAATTATTAAAGTTTTCCAATTACTTGCGGGTGTTTGGACACACGTATCAGATACGGTATTACCATAAGGAGATTAGGAGCGATAGATGGCATATACAATTAATAAAAGTGATGGAACAGAGTTAGCAGTATTACAAGACGCAACTGTAGATACTTCAACAAGTATTACTCTTGTTGGTAAAAATTATATCGGTTACGGTGAAATACAAAATGAAAACTTTTTATTCCTATTAGAAAACTTTGCAAACAATGCCGCACCTAGAACTCCTATCAAAGGACAAATTTGGTTTGATACAACAACTAATCAAGCAAAAATTTATGACGGTACTAGATGGGTAGAAGCAGGCACTGCTGCTGTATCAGATGATGCTCCACTTAATTCACCACTAGGTGCATTATGGTTTAAGACTCCATATAAAACATTACACGTATGGACAGGAACTGAATGGCAGTTAATTGGTCCGCAAGTTGCAGAAGGCTTTGGAAGAACTGAAGCAGTTTCAGATTCAGTATTTGCAACTAATGACGTTGAATATCCTATTATAAAAGTTTTTGTAAATGATTTAATTATTGGAATTATTGCAAGTAACACATTTACTATTAGATCCGATAATCCTATTGTTGGATTTACTAATATTAGAGCAGGATATAATATAAACAGCAATAATAATTTTGCAGGCGATTTAATTGGTAATGCAACAACAGCAGATAGATTATCAAATATTAGATTAATTAATGGTACAGGGTTTGATGGTAGTTCAGATATTACTATTACGTCAACAACTACTAATGCTCTAGTATCAGGACCTTATATTGTAGGAAGTAACTTTGACGGTAGCAATCCTACAACCTGGACAGTTGACGCAACATCATCTAATACTATAGGTAAAATTGTTGTTAGAGATAGTGGCGGAGATTTTGCTGCTGGAACAATTACAGCAAACTTAGTTGGTGATGTAACAGGAAATGTAACAGCAGTATCAGGTACTAGTGCATTTGACACAGTAACAGCAAATCAATTTATTGGTGCGCAACTTACTGGTAATTCATCTACAACAACAAGATTAGTAACACCACGTGATATAAATGGTGTTGCATTTGATGGTACAGCAGACATTACAGTGCCAGCAGATGCATTTACACTTACAGGCACTGCAATTGCAAATAGTGTTGTAAGTAGTAATTTAGAAACAGTAGGAACACTAGTTGATTTAGATGTTGCAAGTAAAATTGAAATTAATAATAAAATTGCAATTAATGCAACTACAGATCCTATTATTACAGCAACAGCAGAACTTACTTTACAAGTTCAAGATCCAGGCGATAATTTTAGTTTAAAACTTATTAGTAACGATACAGCAGTTACAGACGGTATGGGTCCTTTAGGTGGACTTGTTCCTATTACTGACTTAGACGGTGACTTAGGTAAGTCTACTAGACGTTTCAAAAATGCTTATGCAGAAACATTTACAGGAAATTTAACAGGTACAGCAACTAATGCTACTGCATCTGTAACAGCAGACAACATTGCAGGTGGCACAGCAGGCGGTATTGTTTATCAAAGTGGTGCAGGCACAACTGTGGTTACAGCAGCAGGTGTACCTGGCCAAACAATTATTTCAAACGGAACAGGTGCTCCTTATTGGGGTTCACCAAGTTTCCAACCATTAACATTTGGTAACTACTTAGACGGCAATGGCAGAACAGAATATCCAGGTGCATATGCTGTTACACTTGATGTTGATGCAGACACTGCAAACACAGCAAACAAAGTTGTTGCAAGAGACGCTAGTGGTAATTTTAGTGCAGGAACAATTACTGCTTCATTAAATGGTAATGCAAGTACAGCATCAACTGCTGCGGCATTATCAGGCAGCAGAACAATTAATGGCACAGTGTTTGACAACACAGGTAATATTACTATTACAGCAGAAGATCCTAATTCAGTTGATAGAGCAGGTGACACAATGTCAGGCTTTTTATCACTACACGCTGACCCTACAGCAAACTTACACGCTGCAACAAAACGTTATGTTGACAATGTAGCACAAAGTTATACATTTGTTTACAAAGACCAACAGACAGTAGGAAGTTATACAAATCAAGTAGGCAGTTTTAACAACAGTCACAACTTCTTTGATGTTTATCCGCCTAGCGGAAAGACAATGAGTAACCTTACAGCATTTATTGCAAGTATTGGTAAGATTCATTATGCAGGAGGAGTTGACGGAAATGACAGCATACGCTGTGAATGGGATATTAGATCAGATAGAATCCGTGTTTGGGTACAAGGTACTGAGCAACGTGCTAAACCTAAAGGCAACTATTTGGCAGTTTGGAGTTAATTATGGCAGGATATGTATGTATAGAAAATAATAACGTAACAGCGTTACTAGATTACGAGCCAAATGCTCCTACAACAGTACGTGTTGTTACAATTACAGACGCACAATACGACCAACTACGTGCAGGAACACACGTTTTTAATACTAGTAATGACAGTATTACTCCTGTATCTGCAGAAGCACAAGCAGAAGAAGCACAAGCAGAAGCAAATGGTTTAGAGCGTGAATTTTTAAATAACACTGATTGGAAGGTATTAAGACACATTAGAGAGCAGCATTTAGGACTGACAACTACGCTTACTGCTGAAGAATATACTGCTCTAGAGCAACAGCGCCAAGATGCGTCAGATAGAATAATTGAATAAATACAGTAGTAAACTAGGAAAACAATATGGCTTATCAAGTAGACAAATTTAATGGACAGTTTTTAACTTCCGTAGAAGACGGTACAATTGACACAACTACAGATTTACGATTTGTAGGTAAAAACTATGCTGGCTATGGTGAAGTTCAGAACGAAAACTTCCTACATTTACTTGAAAACTTTGCAAATACTACACAACCACCTAAAGCAATTAAAGGTCAATTATGGTTTGATAGTGCTAACGCAAAATTAAAGTTTTACGATGGCGGTAAATGGAAAGCAGCAGGCGGCGCTGAAGTAAGTGCAACTGCACCTTCTGGACTTGCAACAGGTGATTTTTGGTGGGATTCATCCGCTAAACAGTTATACGCTTGGTCAGGATCGGAATTTATTCTAGTAGGACCTGAAGCATCACCAGACTTAGGAACAAGTGGTGTTGTAGCACAGGTAGTTAAAGACACAGGTAATACTAACCACAGCATTTTAAGAATTACTGCTGGCGGTAAAGTAATGGCGATTGTATCGCAAACAGAATTTACACTTAATACTTCTGTAAATCCAATTGATGGATTTACTTTAGTAAAGAAAGGCTTGACACTTGTAAACACTAATTCAACAGGAATTACATCAAGCGATCATTATTATTGGGGAACAAGTAGTTCTGCTTTAGGTTTAGTTATTGATGGTTCGTTTATACAAGCATCAGAATTTTTAAGAGGCGACAATGTTACTTTTGAAAATTTAATTAGTTTCTTAGATGACGGTATTAAGATTGGTGATCAAAGTGATCTTAAGGTATTCATTGAAAACGAAAACCAGATTAGAGTTGTATCACAGTTAGGTAACCCAATTAACTTTAGAATTGTTGAAGATGGTTTAACAAATAGAGAAGTAGCAAATATTAACGTTGATGGAATATACCCAGGTGATGATAATGTATATGACTTAGGTAGAGCATCTAACAAATGGAAAGAAGCATATATTGTTGATACATTCGGTAACTTAACTGGTAATGTAACTGGTAACGTTACAGGTAACGTTAATGGTAGCGTAATTAGTACAGACGGAAGTAACGCTATTTTAATTAATGGTGCTACAAAACAAATTGGTTATGCAGGCGCTAACATTTTAGGTACACTAGTAGGTAACGTACAAGGTTCACTTACAGGTACTGCTACAAATGCAAGTGCATTAAACAGTATTCAACCTTCTACAAGTATTCCAGGTGCAGGAACAAGTATTCCTGTAAGAGATGCAAGTGGTGATATTTACGCAAACACTTTCCGTGGTACTGCTGAAAAAGCAGACAGAATTAAAATTGATGATAGTGCAACTGATAGTGATCCTAACTACAAAACAGCAAAAACTACTGCAACAGCAAATACAATTACTGCTAGAGATGGTTCAGGAAACATACTTGCAAACTTATTCCAAGGAACTGCAACAGCAGCACGTTATGCTGACTTAGCAGAAAAATATTTAACAGATGCAGAATACGAAGTTGGCACTGTAGTAGCAGTAGGCGGCACAGCCGAAGTTACAAAATGCCAAGAAGGTAATAGAGCATTAGGTGTTATATCTGAAAGCCCCGCTTTTATGATGAATACCATCTTAGAAGGCGGACAATTTATTGCACTGAAAGGTAGAGTACCAGTTAAAATTTCAGGCAGCGTTAGCAAAGGCGACAGACTAGTTGCTGCGGCAGACGGCACTGCTAAAGTATCAGCAGAAGCAAATGCTGACGTATTTGCAATAGCACTTGAAGCATCTACAGATGGTGTTGATTATATTGAAGCGGTGGTTCTTTAATGCCAGTATCATCCGGAAACCAAATACTTGCAACTGATTTTAACGATCTAAGTTCTCTAATCACTACTACATTAGGAACTGGTGCAGGCCAATATGGATACGGACAAGCAATTGTAAGCGGAACTGTTACCGCAGGTCAAAGAATTGAAAAGCAAGAGTTTGATAAGTTAAGATTCGACTTAATGAGTGTGCTTATACATCAGACAGGTGTTTTACCTAGTCCAGTATTTGCACAAGTTACTAATCCTATCCTTGCTACAGCATCTGAACCTTTTCAAAGTTATACGAATTTAATACAAGCAGCAAGATCAGATCGATTTGTTGTTTCGCAAAAGAACCAATCAGTAGTAAGCATTGATACAAAAACTTGTAACACGTGGAGTGGTTTAGCATTTACAGAATTAGAAATGACGTTTACAACTGCTGATGATGCTAGATTCTTTTGGAACTCAGGTAGCAGAATAAGAATAGATACAAACTTGAGAGCAGGTTATCCTTCAACACAACAAAACAATGACTGGAACACAATACTTGATGCTTCAGAAAATATTGAATTTGGTGCAAATGCACAGACTACAGGTCCAGGTGGCGGCGTACCAATTAATGTATATGATTTAACAAACGCATATCAAACTTTTTATGAGTACACTTCATCAGCACCATATGCTGCAAACAGATACAAATTATCAGCAAAATGTAATCAACCATCAAACTTAACAGGTGTAGCAAATGTGTTTACACTTAAAATAGAATTAATTGATGATTATACTGATGATCCACAACCAGGACCACTACCAGATGACGAAGTATTTGGAGTTGAAGTAGAATGTCAACACGTTAAAGTAAGTGGTGTATTACAACCTGATGGTGATCCTTGGATTTTACCTACGCCAACTTTTAATATGTCGAACATTACAGCGACTTAAATAGTGTAAGAGGTAAATGAATGCCAGCAACACACGACTTAATAGATCCGGATTATTATAATGATATGCAACTTAAGATACAGCGTGTCTTGGGTGATGGTATCACTGATGGTTTTGGATATCTTGGTTATGGACAACCTGTCTTAAGTTCGCAAGTAAGCACAAGTAATAAAGTTACTGTAGAACAATACAGCAATCTAAGATATGATATTTGGAATGCCTGGAATCATTTAAACAATGCTCTTCCAAGTGGTTCGAATGAAGTCAATATGCTTGAAGTTACAGAGCGTAAAAAAATTAGATATCAAGCACCTGCATCAGGCGGCCCTTCAATGCCAGTTGATAAATGGGGTGCATTTGTAAACAGCATTTACTCAAATGCAAGAAATTTAGCAGTAGCAGGACAGAGAAGAACTGTTAACCACGGCTCATCATCACTTACTTGGCCAAATGCAACATATGGAGATAACTGGAGCGATTCAGTAATTTGTAGTGTATTTGTTTTGTTTAGTAGTTTAGATGATTCAAGACATTTCTTTAACAGCGGTAGTAGCATTGATATTACTTCAACACGTACAGGCGGATCAGTAACAAATCAAAACACAAGTTGGACAAGTATACTGAATAGTGCAGGTACACAAAAATTTAGTGGCAATCATCCTGCCACAGGATCAGGACCTACATTTACAGGCGGAAACTTTTACAAGTGTACAAGTACTTTTCAACAACCATATGTTGACGTAGTAGGTAGCAGTCCATATAGTCTAAATAGATATAGAATATTTGCAAGAACACCTAACCAAGCAAACCCACATCTTACAGGCGCAGACACGATTGAGTTCCGTGTTGAATTCATAGATGATCACGAGGAACAAGGTGGTCCACCAGCAGTAGGTCCATCAAACCCAGGTGATGGCGGTTTTGGTCCTGACGTTGTAGACGGACAAATCACGGTTACTGTACAAACAACTGAAGCAACTGGTACTTTACAGCCAGGCGGAGCAGGGTCATTTGATATTGCTACACCTATTGTAAACATTGGTCAAGTTGTAGAAGTTAGTTAAAAAATCCACTACCACAAATAGCACTTAGGCTCTTAATGTACCAATAAATATATGCGTACATTATAAAGGAGTTATTATGCAAAATGAATATAAAGATGCTTTAGAATTCTCAAAGTATCGTCAAACACTTTCTGTTCAACGCAAAACACTTAAAGAAAAAATTGAAGCCAGACTTACATATGGTAAAAATGGTGGAATCTTTAAGATTGATAGAGATTTGTTAAACTTTGTCGAAATGTTAATTTACAAAGACAGATCAGAAAATGTTGTAATTTTAGATGTAAATGAAAATCCAATTTTAGTTGAAAACTTAGTTGAATTTAGAGATGAAATTTTCGATAGGTATTTTAGTGCAACTTTTGAATATCACGAAGAATATCAAAAAATTAAGAAAAGTAGATCAGTAGAGACATTAGTATCGTGAAAAAAGGTGTAGTAATATTTGCACACAATAACAGGCAGATAGATTACGCAAAAATGGCACTTGCGTCAGGCGGTCTTGCTAAAAAACATCTAGGTGTTCCTGTTAGTTTAATTACAGATCAGTCAACAGTTGACTGGCTAAAAGAATCTAATCTTTGGGATAAAGCACTACAAACTTTTGAACAGATTATTGATGTAGAACGTCCTGCAGATTTACAACAGCGTAAGTTTAAAGACGGCAAAGAAAGTGTTACTGCTCCATTTAAAAATAGTAATAGGTCCAGTGTTTGGGATCTTACTCCTTATGATAGAACGTTAATGATAGATTGTGATTACTTTATTTTTTCAGATGCACTAAATGAATACTGGGAATGTGAAAGTGATATACTTATTAGTACAAAGTACAACGATGTGCAAGGAAATAGAATAGGATACCTTGACAAATACATAAGTGATACAGGTGTAAGACTGTTATGGGCGACAACAGTTATGTTTACAAAAAATGAAAATACAAAAGTATTTTTTGAACTAGTAAAACATATTAAAGACAATTATAAAAAGTTTGCAGACATTTTTAGATTTGATAACAGAATGTATAGAAATGATATTTCGTTTGGTATTGCAAGGCATATACTTTATGGTTTTGAAACTGATAATGATTATGCAATGCCACCTGTGCTTTCAGTGCCGGATATGGATTTAGTTTATGATGTCAATGAAAACGGAATCCAATTGCTGACATCTAATGCAAATGATTATACACTATGTAATATTAAAGACAGAGATATTCATATAATGAATAAACAAGCAATAACAAGACACATTGATAAGTTTATGGAGTTAGTATGATAGACTTTGGATATCTAATTATTGTAAATGAAGGTGCAGACACAAACTACACACGTCTTGCATATGCACTTGCACTAAGCATAAAAAATACACAAAAAGAAGGTTATGATAAAGTTGCTTTAGTCATTGACGATAAACAACATATAGAAAACTTTACATCAACTTGGGTATTCGATCACGTAATTGAATATCAAGGTCCAGAAGGTTGGGATAGTAGATCCTATATGGATCAGGTTACACCATTTGAACATACTGTATGCTTGGACGCAGATATGTTATTCTTTAGGGACTACAGCCATTGGGCAGAATATTTTATTGCAAACAGTGAATTATATGTAGCAAACAAAGCATATACTTACAGAGGCGAACTTGTTGTAAGCGATCATTATAGAAAATGTTTTACAATGAATAATTTACCTAACCTATATAGTTTTTACACATTCTTTAAAAAGGATAGTGTATTAGCAAAAGAGTTTTTTGATTTACAACGTGCTATTATTAAAAATCCTGAAAGATATAGTAATGAATTTTTAATTTCGCACAAACCTAAAGTTGTAGGAACAGATGAAGCATTTGCTCTTGCAGCAAACATTTTAGATATTGCGGACGACATTGCATATCCTTTAGAGTTTCCCCGTGTTGTTCATATGAAAGGTATGATACAGAATTGGCCTTATCCTGCAGATACAGTTAGTGATCACGTAGGTTTTTACTTTGATAGAAATGCTAAAGTAAAGATAGGTAACTTTCAACAAACAGATATTTTACACTATGTTGAAAAAGATAAAATAACACTAGAAACAATTAACATATTGGAGGAAATAGCGTGGAAGAAAAGATAAGAGATATTCCAGACCTTCCAGACTTTGACGAATGGATTGCAAATTATAAACCGCCTGTAGTAAACTATCTAGCAGCATTTGATCAGGAAACAGGAAAAGTATTATGTGTAGGTCCTGATTATTCAATTGACAAAGAGCGTTTCAAGAAAACTATTAGCATTGATTCAGATACTGCATTGGCTATCATTGAAGGCGAAATCAAAATGAATAAATGTTTCGTAGATGTTCAGTCAGGTAGTTTAGAAATTACAGAAGTACAAAATTTATTTAAAATAGATGATGTACTACATAGAATTGTTAATATTAAATGGGCTGAAATAGATGAACCTGATGTGATTGTATCACGAAAGGGAGATACATTTACAGTTCAACTATCTGAAAAATATGGCGGAACATATAAACTAAACAGCGACACGCCAATAGCAACAAGAAAAATATTCTGGGACGGAGAAACAATTTTAAATTTTGATATATGCGATTACAATGATCCTCATACAAGTTATTATACAGCAAGTGTAAGACTAGAAGATCTAGTAGGAAAAAGTTTTAATTTTACTTGTGATAGTCCAGATGACGCCAGTGTGTTTACACGCAGGTTATTTAAAAATTATGTATTTGAGGAACTATGACAAAAGTAGTAGAGTTTGATGTATTCTTTTTAAGTTACGATGAGCCGAATGCTGATCTACACTATGCTGACCTGTGTAACAAAGTTCCGTGGGCACAGCGCATACACGGAGTTAAAGGATCAGACCACGCACACAAAGCAGCAGCAGAAGCCTCTGAAACAGATTGGGTGCTAACTGTAGATGCAGATAATATTGTTGATCCTAAGTTTTTCGATTTAGACTTAGATATGACAGATGAAAAAATACGTGCATACAGTTGGTGCGGCAGAAACAATGTTAACGGATTGCGTTATGGCAACGGCGGCTTAAAGTTATGGCACCGTCAGCATATTCTTGATATGAAAACACACGAAAACGCAGACAGTGAAAGAGCGCAAGTTGACTTTTGTTGGGAAGAAGGTTATAGGAACTTTCCAGTTACTTTTAGTGATACAATTATAAATGAGACACCTTTTATGGCTTGGCGTGCCGGCTTCCGTGAAGGTGTGAAGATGACATTAGATGGCGGCTTACAAGTTCCGCCTATGGAGATCGAAGAGCGTATATGGTGGCATAACTTACATAGGTTAAGAATATGGAGTACAGTTGGTACACACATTGAAAATGGTTTGTGGGCAATCTACGGTGCAAGACTAGGAACGTATCTAACAAATTGTACTGATTGGGATCATATACAAGTAAGAGATTTTGAATTGCTACGTGAATTGTACAACGAGCAATGTAAGCAATATGAGGACGGATTTGGATTAGAACAAGAAACAAAAAGACTAGGCACAGAGATAAGACATAACTTAGGACTAGAATGGCCTGATCTTGATCCACAACAAAGTAGATATGTAATGGCACTTTATGAGGAAACTATTAGGTTAGGTACAACTTATTATAGTAAAAAGTATGTATGATATTTTTTTTATTAGCAATGGAGAGTGTAATAGCAATGCTTGGACACAGTTCAAGCAAAAGTTTCCTAACGCACAAAAAATAGATAATTGTAAAACTTTCGAACAAGTATCTCAACGAAGTTTAACAAAACACTTCTGGGTAGTATGGGATAATTTACTACTACAACAAGATTTTAATTTAGATTACCGTGTTCCTGAATGGGATGCAGATTATGTACACGTATTCCGCAATGGAAAATACTATGACGGTGTATGTATTTTTCCTAAGAAAGCACGTATTCTACAACGTGAATGGGATTATAGATTCTTTACTAACAAAAAAGAAATAGATATACAAGCAAGTAAGCCTATACAGTATGATGTTGCATTTATTTCATATCACGAACCTAATGCAGAAGTAAATTACAACAAGTTATTAAAGAAAGCACCTAATGCTGTATGGATAAAAGACGTAACAGGCATACATCAAGCACATATAGAAGCAGCAAAACAATGTAATACTGAACTATTTTACATTGTTGACGCTGATGCAGAGATTTTAGACGAATTTAATTTTAATATGCAAATACCTTACTATGATTTCAATGCTAGGAAAAGCGTATATGTATGGAGAGGTAGAAATCCCATTACAGATTTAGAATACGGGTATGGCGGTGTTAAGTTATTTCCGCGACAAACTACAATTGATATGGATGTAAACAGTCCGGATATGACTACTAGCCTTTCTGACAGTTTTAAAGCAATGCAAGAAGTAAGTAACATTACAGCATTCAATACAGACGGATTTAGTACTTGGAAAAGTGCGTTTAGAGAGTGTTGTAAATTAGCAAGTAGAACTATTAAAGGTCAAAAAGATGATGAAACAGATGAAAGACTTAGTAAATGGTGTAGTGATTATGGCAGAGACAGACCGTTTGGGGACTATGCTATTCAAGGCGCCAGAGCCGGTAGGAAATATGGTGTTAGCAATAGTGCTGAGCCTGATGCATTACGCAAGATAAACGATTTTAAATGGCTACGGGAGCAGTTTGATGCACGACAAGGATAGAATAGAGAAATTTATTCCTATTATGGACGAAATCTCTCCTACATTCTGTATGGCTAAGTGGCATCATACTACTATCTATTTGCAAACAGGAGAGACTCATAGTTGTTACCATCCTGCACCGCATAAGATTCCGTTAGAAGGACTTAAAGAGAATCCAAGCCAACTACATAATACTCCGCAAAAGAAACAAGAACGCCAGCAAATGATAAATGGTGAAAAGCCTAGCGGATGTCAGTATTGTTGGAACATTGAATGTATGGGTAAGGATTACATTTCAGATAGAAAAGAACGTAATGCAAGTATACACACAGAAGAAAGATTTGCTGCTATTAAAAAAGATCCTATGGCAGATGTAAATCCACAGTATGTAGAAATAAGTTTTGGTAATGAATGCAATTTTAAGTGTGGTTATTGTCATCCTAAACACAGTAGCACATATCATAAAGAAATAAGAGATCACGGACCTTACACTATGGTTAAGAACCATCGCAATGATATTGATTGGTTTAAAATTCATAAAGAAGAAGATAATCCTTATGTAAAAGCATTTTGGGAATGGTGGCCTGAACTGCGTAAGACACTTACTATTTTACGTATCACAGGCGGCGAACCATTATTACAGCAAAGCACTTGGCGTATGTTTGAAGAACTAGAAAAGAATCCTATGCCTAATTTAGAATTAAACATTAATAGTAACTTTGGTGTTAAAAGTATATTGATAGAACGTTTTGCAGACAAAGTAAACAGCCTTATAGCAAAAGGTTGCATAAAAGATTTCAAAGTTTTCACAAGTATGGATACTTGGGGAGAACAAGCAGAATATATTCGTACAGGATTAGATTTAGAGTTATGGGAAAAGAATTTTGATATCTATATGACTAAAACAAATCACCCATTAACATTTATGGTTACATTTAATATTTTAACTGTTACAAATTTTGATAAGTTCTTAAGAAAAGTATTAGAATGGCGTAAGAAATATAACACAGACGATCAAACAAAATGGCAACGTATTAGATTTGATACGCCTTATTTAAAAGAACCTTTACAGTATGATATGAATATACTTCCTAAAGAAGAATTTATGCCCTATATGAAACGACACTTACAGTTTATTGCAGACCAAGTGGACGATGCAGATAGATATAAATTTAGTATTATGGAATATGAAAAGTTTAGACGTGTAGTTGACTATATGTCTAGCACAGAATATACTGCACAAAAAATTACAGAAGGTCGCAGAGATTTTGCTGCTTGGTTTAGAGAATATGATAGAAGACGAAATGTAGACTTCAGAAAAACTTTTCCAGACCTTATAGATTTTTATGAGGACTGTTGTGGCTTGGTATGATTCGGAACTAAAGGCAGATGAAGCACACGGGTTGATGCACAGCATTAACAAAGTGTTAATCCGTGACGACTGTTATAGGCCTAAGCACATTAAAGTTCCGGCACAATATGCTGAGTTATGGGCTAAAAGAAATAAAAAGAATTTACTTTTAAATATAGGCGAAAGTTGGACTTACGGAGAAGGACTACAAGATATTGCAACAGCAATAGGCCAGTTTGATTTAGGAAGTATGTTAAGACATAGTTTTGGTGCAAGACTTGCAAATATGTTGGACACAGACTTTTATCAATATGCTGTTCCGGGTAACAGTAATTTAGCAATGTCGCATACACTAAAACGTATCCTTAAAGAACTTGATACAAGTAAGTATGAAAAAATTTATCTGTGCTTTCAAGTTACAGAACCTAGCAGAGAAATGCAACAATTAAATGAACTTGTACAATGGAATCACCCACTAAAAAATTTATATGATAAAAAATATCTTGCTGAAAAAAAGTTAGATTTACAACAATGGTTAGAAAAATATGACTCTTATTTGTACAGTTACATTGATGACATCGTAAGCAATTACACTAACGTAAACACTGTAGTATGGAAAAACTTCTGTTGTACTAACACAACAAGCCAATATAATTTTAAAATAATCGATGAGAGTTGGATACAGTTTAGTGCTAAAACAAATGGATACAAAATTAATATGCCAAGTTTTTATAATGCAGGTTGGCTTGATGATTTAATGAGGGATTACAAAGAAATTAGTTTTAAACACAAGTACATTGGAAAGCAATTAAAAGTTATAGAACAGTCTAACAAATACTTAGGAAGTTGTCCAGATCATAGACCTCATCCTAGAGAAGTACAGCACAGTCTATGGGCAACAAACATATATCACAAATCAGGATGGGCTAATGAACAATAAAACATTTTGCATTTATCCTTGGATCCATATGTATGTCAATCCAGACGGAAGTGTTTTACCTTGTTGCGTAGGTGAGTACGATAAGCATCTTGGTAATGTAAGAGAAAATACAATTCAAGAAATATGGAATAATGACAAGTACAAAACCCTAAGACGTAATATGCTAGAGGGTAAAAAATGTGTAGAATGTAAGGCTTGTTATCAACAAGAAGATAGTGGCAACGAAAGTACACGTATAAGCAAAAACAAAGAGTTTGCACATTTAATGCCATTAGTGCAAAATACATTACAAGACGGAACATATCCTGAAATGACATTGCGTCATTTTGATGTAAGATGGAGTAATATTTGTAATTTTAAATGTAGAAGTTGTTCTAGCACATATTCTAGCACGTGGGCTCAAGAAGACAGTCGTAATGGTAAACATAAAGAAATATTCATTATGGCGGATGGAGATGATAACAGTCGATTATACGAACAGTTTCAACCTTACTTTAAAGACATAGAAAGTTTTTATTTTGCAGGCGGCGAGCCTTTAATGACAGATAAACATTATGCTATACTAGAGCATTTGATCGAAACTAAAAATACAGATGTAAAAATAAGTTACAATACAAATATTAGTAACCTACATTACAAAAATAAAAGTGTTATTGAATTATGGAAAAACTTTCCTAACATACAAGTATTTGCTAGTTTAGATCATTACGGAGATAGAGCAGAATACATTAGAGAAGGAACTAATTGGAGCAAAATAGAAAAGAATATTAGATTAATTAAGCAAGAAACACCGCACGTAAGACTTAATTTTAGTGCAGTGATAAGTGCATTTAATGTTTTTACAGTTACAGACTTTTTAGATTATGTATTAGCAGAAGGATTATTTGAAACAAATGTATATCCAACATTTTATAACATTGTTCACCCAGAGTACTACAGTGCAAGTATTTTAAATGATATGCTAAAATGGAGTGTAATTAATAAAATTAAAGCAAAGGCACACAAATACAATGCACACGTACAAGGACTTTTGAGAGATGTAGTAAGACATTTAGAAAACAGTGAATATGATGAAAACTTAAAGGAACAATTTATAGTACATACAGATTACTATGATAAAATAAGAAATAGAAACTTTTTAAAAACGTTTCCTGAACTAAAGGAAATAATGGAATGAAAATATACTTCGATAATCTAGAACTAGATAAATCTAACCTAAGCCAGTTTGAAACAAAAGATAATAACACCTGGTGGTTAACAAGTCCAGGTAGTATTTTGAAAAGAGAACTGAAGAATATGAATGTTGAATATCATAAACTTTCAGACTGGAACGAATGTGGTCTATACTTTATAGATGTAAATGGCGATCCTAATTGGTGGTCAGGACAAAATAACGGAACAGGACCTAAGCACATATTACAAATGGTTCCTAGAGATATTTTAGAGTTAGTAAAAGCAAAGAAACTTAGACTTGTTATACTTGCAGACAAAGAAGGCGGCCCTATGAAAACTAATCATTTTGACGCTTTCAGAGCAACTACTGACATTATGCGTGAACGCAAGTATCCTAAAAACAGTGTGTTAATTTTACAAGGCAATACTAAAATCCAAGATCAATATGCACAGTGGAGAGATCAGTTTTTAGAAGATAAATGGTTTGATGTACAATATAGCAATCACTTCGGTAAGATATTCTTTGATGACAAGATGCCTACAGTTCCTTGCTTATACAGTGCTATGCAAAATGCGGATAGCAAAGACTTTAACAGTTTGAATAGAGTATACAGACCACACAGAGGTGCGCATTTACATTATCTTGCAAAAAATAATTTATTAGAAAAAGGTATGGTAAGTTGTAATCAAGTTAAACAAAGTGATATACTAGGTTCAAGACTTGCCGGTGTAAACATTAACGAGTTTGATCAAGTTATGCAAGAGCATTATCCTTTGTACTTAGATGGTAATTGGGAAAGCACTAATGCTGCTTGGAACTACAATAAAGATTTATATCAAAACACATTACTAACAGTAATTACAGAAACTATTTTTATTGATAACACAAGTTTTGTTACAGAAAAAATATTTAAACCTATTGCTTTAGGCCATCCTTTTATACTAATTGCAGGTAGCGGCACAATAAAAGGTTTAGAAGAATTAGGATTTAAATGTGACTTCTTAGGATTCGGCACAGAATACGATAGTATTGAAGATCCTAAAACACGTTTAGAAGAAGTACACAATATACTAGAAAATTGGATAGCACTTGATCGAGATGAAAAATTAAAAAGAATAGGTGCAAGTTTTCCTAACATAATGCACAACTGGGAACATATTCGTAAATCAAGTTTTTATCACGATGCATTACATAGTGCAATAGCAAAAGGCAAGGAGTATTTTAATGAAGCAATTTAGTAAAGAGTATAAAAGATTTTTTGCCTTTGGGTGTAGTATGACAAATTACTTTTGGCCTACGTGGGCTGATATTATAGGTATTGAGATTCCAGATTATTACAACTATGGCAAAAGTGGTGCAGGCAATATGTTTATTAGTAATAGTATTGTTGAAGCAAATAAGAAGCACAAGTTCACACAAAACGATCTTGTAGTTGTTATGTGGAGCAGTATTTCTAGAGAAGATAGATATAAAAATAGAAATTGGATCACACCAGGAAACATTTATACACAAAATGAAATTGATACTAAGTTTGTATACGAATGGTCAGATAGCAGATTTTATTTAATACGTGATCTTGCAACCATTGAACTTACATCTAGTTACTTAGATTCATTACCTTGTGACAGCAAAATGTTAGCAATGAGTCCTTTAATAGAATTACAAATAAGCGGTACGTATACAAAACCTGCAGAAGAATGGCATACAGGAGTACTAGACTTTTATAGTGATACTGTAAACAAAATTGCTGAACCAATTGTTACAAATGTTTACAATGGCACTTGGCCACAAACACCTATCCGTGGACACAATGGTAAAGGACAAACAGCAGATTATCATCCTACACCATTAGGACACGCAGAGTATGTTAGTAATATGTTTACAGATTTTGAGTTCACAGAACAAATGAGAAACTTTGCAGCAAGTATGGATGAAAAAGTACATATGTGCAAAACACTAGATGACACTAATAAGTTTTGGCAACAAAGGCATCAGACTAGATTATAATGGCGTGTTTAAATTCAACCAACTTAATTTATTTGCAAACTTACAATCCACGTGAGCCGCAAAAAATTAAAATTAATAGCAGTGTAGGTTCTCAACTAAAAACAAACGAGAACATAGATTTTTTCTATATACAATTTTCTGATAAAGAAAGTTTTAAAATTTACAGTATTGATGCTATTGTACCTGCAAATGATTTAGATAAAATTAAACAAGGAAATGCTTTTTTAGTTTTAGATAACGCTTTAGAGTATTTTACAGATACTGTGGATAGCATTTATAGAAACATAGTGCTTAAACATAAAGTACCAGCAGAACAAATTATATTTTTAAGTGCTGTGCCAAATATGATTGATACAGTGAAGTCTGTAGCAGAAAAATATAATGCACCACAGATTAAGTTAGATTACTTTAATGTATTTGAAGCAACAGGTATAGATACAATACACAAGAATCAAAATATAATCGGTATCACAAAAACAAAGAAATGGCCAAAGAAGTTTTTATGTCTTAATAGAAGATGGCGATCTCACCGTCCTCTAATGATGTTAATGTTATATGAAAAAAATTTACTTGACAAAGGACATATAAGTTTTGGCAAAAGTGATAGAGGTGATAATTGGCGTAGTTCGTTTAGAGAACTAAGGCACATTTATAAGGATAATAAATTTATAAATGACTTAATAGAACGTAATAAAGAAATTGTAAACTTACCTGATCTTTATTTAGATACAAACGATCTTGTAACTAACAGGGCAGAATATGAATCAAGCATTTTAAAATTTTACAAAGAAACTTATTTTAGTGTAGTAAATGAAACAACTTATCACGAAGGTATTCCTTTTTTCAGTGAAAAAATTTTTAAAGTAATAGCAATTGGACATCCGTTTGTTTTATCTACAGTACCTAATAGTTTACCTATTTTACGTAAATTAGGATACAAGACATTTAGTCCTTATATTGACGAAACATACGACAGCATACAAGATGACGGAGAACGTATGATTGCAATAGTTAATGAAATTGAACGTCTAAGCAATTTGGACAAAGCAGAAACTTTACAGTTTATTGCTAATGTAAGGCCTATTTTGGCACACAATTATAGTGTGCTTGTAGCAAAGAAAAACAAGTGGAATATTAGTACTAGAGTTAATTATTAAGGCGCCTTAAACGCATTTTAAGCGTCATACAGCGGTGTTTATATACAAAGAGCAATAGTTACGCTATCGTGCTTTAAACCACGTTTAAATGCGCTGTAAGAAGGAGATTGTAAATATGAGTGTACCAAAATTGGGAGAAGTAGAGTGAAGATAGGATTTATAGGTTTAGGTAAATTGGGTTTGCCTTGTGCAGAAGTAATTGCCAAAAAAGGACATAGTGTTTTAGGATACGATATTGATAAGCGTATAGACAGCGATTATGTTATTGTAGAAGATACTATTGAAGAAGCAGTAAAGGACAGAGAAATTGTTTTTATTGCAGTGCCTACACCACACGATCCAGACTATGATGGAAGAGCACCTACAGCACACTTAGAGCCAAAAGATTTTTCATATGATATTGTAAAAGAAGTTATGGCTGAAGCAAACAAGCATATGAATAAAGATCAATTGCTTGTGCTAATCAGCACAGTATTGCCTGGTACAGTGCGCAGAGAGTTTGTACAATTAGTAACTAATCCTAGATTCGTTTACAATCCATACCTAATTGCAATGGGTACAGTTGCTTGGGATATGGTCAATCCAGAAATGGTAATGATTGGAACAGAAGATGGAACTGAAACAGGTGATGCAGCAGAACTAAAAACTTTCTATGAAATGATTATGGATAACTTTCCACGTTATGTAATTGGTACGTGGGACGAATGTGAATGCATAAAAGTTTTCTATAATACATTTATAAGCACAAAAATAGGACTTGTTAATATGATACAAGACGTTGCACAGCGTCAAGGTAATATTAATACAGATGTAGTTACTACTGCTTTAGCAGAAAGCACACAACGTATTATGGGACCTAGTTATATGAAAGCAGGTATGGGCGATGGCGGAGCGTGTCATCCAAGAGATAATATTGCGTTACGATATATGGCTAAAAAATTAGAACTTGGTTATGATATTTTTGATAGCATTATGAATGCACGTGAAGTACAAGCAAAAAATCTTGCTGAAAAACTTTGTGAAATAGCAAAGAAAAATGAATTGCCTATCTTGATAAATGGCATTGCATATAAACCTGGAGTACCATATATAGATGGTAGTTATGCATTGTTAGTAGCACACTATTGTAATAAATTTGGATTCAATCCTATGAAAGTAGACCCATTAGTATATGGAGAAGATCCAGGACCTTTTAGAGCAGTTGTTCTTCTTGCTCATCCAACAATGTATGTAAGAGTAACTGATGATTCAGTTGTGGTTGATCCTTGGAGAGAATATACTTCCAAGTTACATCAAGTTATACATTACGGTAATACTAGAGAATTGATCTAGTTCTTTTCTTAATATCTTGTTTTAACAACTCAATATTAATTTTAAAATCTAGTTTTTTGATTGTGTCTTTATACTCAGACAGAGTATCTAATAGTTTTTTGGCAACTTCATCCGGATCAGTGTTGGCAGTTTGGGCTTTAACATCTATTTCCCATATTCTGCCATCACTGAATTCCAGAATCATTGTGTCCACATAAGCAATGGGCATCGTATTGATATACAAGTCCTCAAATACTTCAGGCCATTCCTTTACGATATGTGATGGAGGTCTAAAATATTTCTTATGCACTTTCAGCGACTGTAGCCTTCTTCTTCTTTGCAGGAGGATCTAGTTCGTCTGCTTCTCTACGTAATCTTGCGGCTTCTTTATACATTCCGTCTGCTTGACTACGATATGATTTTGCTAAGTCTTTATCGCTTAATGCGCCTTGATCTGCTGCTGCCGGAGCAGGTTGTGCTGCTTCTGCAGGAGTATCTGTTACTGCTTGACCTGCTTGAGGTGCGCCACTAACAAATGTGTACAACTGATCTACTGCAACATTTCTTTGTTCTGCAATAAGACTGTTAAGTTCTGATAATGCAACACTATCTGTAGGTGTTGGTGTCATCAAAACATCACTAGTTGCAACTTTGTGCAATCTACCTGATTGCTGCATTGCTTCTAGCATATTTTTACCATCTGGAAATCTACTTCTGAACATATACTCGCCAAGTTCAAAACTTTCTTGTGCTTGGTCTGATTCAATTGCTGTCATAAGCGAATCGTGGTACATATCAGGTAAAGTTGCAGAGTCAATGACTAAACATTGATCTGATTCACCTGGTACGGTTCTAAACACAACAGCAACTCTGTTGCCTGTGTTTTTCATCTTTCCAGTGTGTTTAATTTCTTTTGCCATAATTGGTCTCCTATTTACCTGCCGGCGCTTCTGGTGCCGGAGTGTTTGCAGCCGCTTGTGCTTCTGCGTTAGCAGACTGTGTTTTAGCAACGTGATCTAAAAACGTATTCAACTTGTTGTAAAGTTTGCCTACTGCTTCTAGTTCGTTTGCTTTGAATGCGCCACGCTGTGTAGCGATATCAATGATACTTTTTACGCCAGTAAGATCAGATACATTAAGATCTGGTGCTGCTGGTGCTTGTTCTACACCTGGTGTAGGTACAGGTCCGCTTTGTGCGGGTGCTGCTTCTTTTTTAACTTCTTCAGTCATATTTTTAGTTTCTCCTTAAGTGTGGACAGGCTAACATAAAGTATGTTAGTTCTTTTTGATCTTCAAACCCAATGTAAGTGGCACTTGCTAACTTATCTGAACTGTCCAAATTCGGATAATTTGCAATGCAATATCTTCCATTAAGTTTGTCTCTAACCCATTCTGAAATAGTTTGGATTTCTCTTCTGCTGTTAAAAAGTTTGTGTTTTGCAAAGTGCGGTGGCAAAACGTCAATCTTTCTCTCTTGCAGTACTTCTAATGGATTCAAGTCTATCATAATATTATTTATTAACTGCTACTATTATAAATTTTAATTCTGATTCATTCTTTTGGATAGTGCTTTATTGTAACCAAACTTTTTAACGTCTCCACTGAACAAATACAACTCAAAAGCACTACGTTCTTTAAGAACTGTAATTGCTTTCTTAGTTATATAATACGGTGATTCTATGAAATTGTCAAGCCATAAAAGCACTTGTGGTGTTACACTAAAGTCTTTTGGAAAATCTATTTTGTATGTTTTAATTTTGGCGTCAACTTGTATAAAGTTCAAGCCTTCTTCTGTCAGTCTTAAGCCGCCGCTATCTTTCGTTCTTACATTCCACCACCATTGTAGTTTTTTCTGTTTGATAAGATCGGGTGTAATGTCGTCGGAAAGTTCGGCGGCTTTTAGGAATATTGATGTGTAGTTGTGCTTTTCGTCCACACTACTCTTTTTCTCCGTCTGTAAGTTTGTATACTGTAAAGTCATTAGTATCGAAAAGTTTGTTAAGTTTCTTTGCTAAGTTTCTAGCGTGACCTGGATTACTAAATGATACTTTCTTATACTTAGGTCCTGGGTAACTAGATATCATACTTCCGCTTTTTAAATTAAAAGGCTTACCTTTATAGAACACGGCCCAAATGGCTTCGCTCTCAAGTATCTGCTCTAATTTAAACGATTCTTTATTAGTATGTTCAAGAATCACATTTGGTTTAGGTCTGCTCATATACGTAATTTCCTTAATTAACTACGTATATATTTATCAAAAATTAGAAGTCGCCGCCATCAAATTTAACTTCAAGTTCCTCGCTATCTTGTTTAATTTTACGTAACATAGTATGAACTTCTTGCACTGTAGTACCTAATCTGCTTGTAAGTAATGCTAAATCAGTTGTTAATTCACGTGCTTCTTGTATAGTAATTCTTATTTCTTTTTGATTGCTTTTTTCTGCACTTGATATGCGTTGTAGCAATCTTTGTATACTAGGCATAGTTGTTGGAAGTTCATTTGTTGACACGACTTAATACCTGCTTCATTTCTATATCTGTTTTAAATGGACCTTTATACTCATAACGCTGTAGTGTAATTAACTTAGGACAAAAAGACTTTACCCAGCCTTTGTCAAATCTAATTACATAGTAACCTGCACAGTATAAACTTTTACTATCTTTGCTTTTAGTAAACAAAGGCAGTTTGTTTTTAATATCGTACATAGCATTATGTGGCTTACTACTTGTGCTAAAACCGTGTACTTCTGAAGGTAAACTATCTTTGCTATCTCTAACTACTTTAGCAATAAAAAAGTCGCTGCCGAACTGATCTTGTAATGCTTTTTTATCTTTAAAACGTGTAACAGTGCTTTCATTACTAAGGACAAAAAAGTTTTCTTCGTTCTTACGTAATGTAGCAATACGTTCACCGTTTTGTTCTACAATCCAAAATTTGTTAGCAATGATAGGCTTTGCTTGAATTACTGTCATATTTTATACCTCGCATTTAACGGTTCTGCATATGCTTGTGCTTGATCTGATATTTTCTTCAAATCATACAAATGACAGAACTTCATAAGTCTTACACCAACTTGACTTATATTTTTATCTGCTTCAATTGCTGTACTGATTGTGCTTTCTATCTTTTCTTTTACTTCACTAGGTTGTGCAGTAAGATCAATAATAGTTTTGTTACGTTCATAATCTTCTAGTACACGATGTTCTTCACCGTTATGATCAACCCAACGTTGTAGCATCAAGTTATTCCAATTAAAGCCTTTAGTTTGTCTATCAGCAAACGCCTCTAGCAAACCAACTTTGTTCTTAGTGCCTTTCTTACGTACACCTGGATATGCACTAAACACATTATCACTTGTGTCACCACGCATACATTTTTCAAACAACATCCATTCTGGATCTACTACCTTAGGTAGTTTTGTTTTCTTATCAATTACTAGTTCACCTTTCTTATCAAAGAAACCTTCTGTAGTTGTAGTTACTTCTTGTACACCATTATACAGTCGACAGTTCGGAGCAATTAACTGCTGGAAATCTGTATCAGTGCTAATAATAACGTGATCACTATCTGGATGTGCTTGTACCCAACCTGCAATAAGATCATCTGCTTCTAGTTCATTGTGTTGCAGAACAGTACAGTTAGTTTTGTCAGAAACAAAATCTTTAAATGTATCAAATGCTTCCCAGAATACTTTATCTTCTTCTTGCTGTTGTTCTGTTAATGCATCACGTGCAACCTGTCTATTACGCTTGTATGGCTCATAATGATCTTTACGCCAACTACGTCCTTCAAGACAAAAGATAACGTGTGTACCATTGAAGTCTTGCCAAGCCTTCTTAATACTATTCAATGTAATATGGAAAGCCATACCCAACTTAATATCTGCATCGCCATTTATAACGTGTCTTGCACGAAAGAACGTGTTTGCTGTATCAACTATGATGTGCGTCATTTTACTCATTTTCTCTTTTCACGGAACTGATATCTAAAGACCCAGTTTCCAACGGTCCTCCGTAGTCACCATCGACTACTACATTTGCACAAAGTTCTCTAAACCAACGATCAACTACTTCTTCGTCTGGATCATTTTCAACTCCATACCCTTGTTGTTTTAATTGTACTATAAAGTACTGGTTCCAGTCAAGTTCAAAGAAGCCATTTCGAACATTTTCTTTGTTAACGTGTGTATTCAACACGCCCACCCAAGGTTCTTTTTTCTTTGTAGCAACTTCTTTATCACTTAGTCCAGGCTTCTTTTCTGCTTTACCTTTACCAAATAAGTTTTTTATAAAGTCCATAACTTTTCCTATGTTCCGATAGCATTACCAAACAAGTATACGTGTACCCTTGCGGCTACATTATATCCACGTTCGAATGCCATCTTAGCAACTGCTCCGGCTGTTGCTGTTTGTTCTTCTTCTCTAGCACCAACTGGCATTACCCAAACAGGATAATCAACCCCTTGTGCTTTAAATTGTGCGATAGCATCTTCCATCTCATCCCACTGTTGTTGTTCGGAACCTACAACAAACTTTAATTGTCCTTTATCAGACAATGTTCTGTATTGTGCTACTGCTTCAGGCTT